TAGGGAGGCACAAGCGGTGGCAAGACTTATGGAATACTCCCAGTTATAGCTGATAAACTGATAAAAGAATCAAGATTAAAAGCCACGGTTGTAGCGGAGACCTTACCAGCAGTTAAAGAGGGAGCTTTGGATATTTTCAAAGCTTTTATGTTTGACACAAATAGATGGATTGAGAAGCATTGGAACGCTTCTAGTTTAACTTATACTTTTTCGTCAGGTAGCAGGATTCAATTTAAAAGTTTTGATTCAGTAGGAAAGGCTAAATCTAGCGGCAAAAGGGATATTCTTTTTTTAAATGAAGCCAATCATATCTCTTTTGAAATTGCTGACGCATTGATGATTCGTTCAAAAGAAACTTGGATAGATTTTAATCCTGATAATAAATTTTGGGTTCACGATGAAGTTTTAACTTCTAAAACTTCTGAATTTCTTTTATTGACTTATGAGGACAACGAAGGTTTAAGCCCTGAAACTTTAGAAGATTTATTAGAAAAAAAAGATAAAGCTTTCTTTAATCCCAATTTGCCTAATCCAATAGTTTTTGAAGAAAAAAACATTAAAAATGAATACTGGGCTAATTGGTGCAAGGTTTATATTTATGGAGAAATAGGGAATTTAGAAGGGGTTATTTTTACAAACTGGAAAATAATAGACAATTTACCAGCTAACTCAAAGTATGTTAAATCAGGCTTAGATTTTGGCTTTACGAATGACCCTACAACATGCGTTGATAAGTACATTCACCAAGGTATTCCAATATATGATGAGGTGCTTTATGAAAAAGGCTTGACTAACTCGTCCATTGCTACAATAGTTAAAAAAGACTTTAAACGTAAAATAGTTGCCGATAGCTCGGAGCCAAAATCTATAACTGAAATAAAAGGTTATGGAGTAAGCATAGAGGGCGCTGTAAAGGGTCCTGATAGTATAAAATTTGGTATTCAATCCTTGCAAAAAGAAGAGTTTTTGGTAACCGCAAGGAGTCTTAATTTGATAAATGAATTAAGAAAATACCGATGGGTAAAATCAAAAGATGGGAAAAATATAAACGTTCCAATAGACGCATTTAATCATTGCATTGACCCAATGAGATATATAAACGAAGGTGATGTTTTGAGACCGAAAACAAAAGTAAGAAAATCAGGATATGTTGAATAACAAACTTTCGCAAATTAATCAGGAAGATTTTAATTTCTTGCTCAAAAACGGCAAACGTTCAAGTATTTTGCTTAATTTTGACTTCGAAAGCCTAATTTATTTAAAATGGGGTTTGCTGAAAGAGACATTACCAGATTTGTTTGCTAAAAATGATTTTGAAAAATTGTTTTTTTTGATGCTCAAAGACAGAGGTGTTAATTTATTTTTAAACGATATTCAGAAAATAGAAGTCAATAAAGCAATGAGCTTTATTCTTTGGATTATCGATGAATTAAAAAAAATAAATGAGCTGGAAACAACTTATTTAAAGTCAGACCCTGATTCTAAACTGCTACAAGCTGGTATTCATAAACTAGACCAGTTCGGTTTAATGAACACATTAGACAACTTAGCAAGAGGTTGTCCTTGGGATTATGACAAGGTTAGAGAGTTAAGATATAGCGTTGTGTTCGATAAACAATACATGGAGATTATAAAATCAGAAATTGAAAAGAAATTAACTAAAATTAAATAGTTATGAAATTATTAGTGGTGCGAACAGGGATTAATTGGGAGGAGGAAAAGATAATGGAATTAAAGGAAAGTTTAATAGCCTTATTGCCTAATTTTAAGGTAATCGTTTTGCACGGAGAAAACGACCGTATTGAGACTAAATTTGAAATAATTAACCTGGATTAAATGGACATAGTTAAATTTTGGAAGGAGCAAGTAGATTTATGGAACAAACAAAACAAATGTGATTTGTGCTGGGAGTTCTCAGCACCATTAGTATCAAGCCAAATCAACATCGTCCAAGAGGAAAGCTGTTGCGTTAACGTTTTTTTAACAGATTTAAGATTTAGAGAAACAAAGCAGCGCAATACAACAACTGGTTTAGTTATTGGCAAATCTTGTACTTGGACGTTTTCTATCTGGTGCTTGAAAAAAGAAGCGTTAGGCGTAAATAATTACAACGAAATCAAAGGCTATCCAGTCGATGAGTCTAAATGGGAAACTATTTTTTTGCCGATAATTGAATGCTTAGGTTGCGACAACATTTTAGACACTTGCGAGCTTCTTGGCGTTACTAATGTTAATGTTGACATGAATCAAGATGCAACTTTGATACACAACTATTTAGACAACAACTACAACGGTTGGAAAGTTAATTATACATTTACTCAAATAACGTGAGCCTAGAAATTCGAATACCCGAAGAGCTAATAATAGAAACGATGCAGGGAGTAATTGACAACTTCTTAAAACCGAAATTTATTTCGTTAGGAATGAATGCTACGGGCAAATGGTTAGAAAGCTTGGAGGCTAGAGCGGTTAATGGTAATGGGGAAATATGGGGAATGGATTATACTTATTGGCTGGTTAACGGAAGAAAAGAAGGGAAAGCCCCTCCAGTAAGCGCATTAATACCATGGGTAAATGCAAAGTTTGGTGTAGGAGGTAGTCAAGCTAAATCGATAGCTTTTGCGGTGGCAACTAAAATAAAGAATGAAGGCACAAGATTCTATCCAGAAGGTACAGATTTGCTAGAAGTGTTGCAATCAAAGGAGGTAAGTGAGTATATTTATTCAAAAATAAAACAAGGGATTACCGTTGAAATAAACAGAATTTTAACAAGACAGATAAATGATAATTTCACATAACTTAACAGGAAACGGCTTTTTAATAAACAATGAAATTTGGATTAAAATAACAGCCGACATACCGACTTCTTATTTTAGGCTTATATTTAGGAATCTCGGCAATAATAAAATAAGCACGCCTTTTGTAAGCTACACAGACTCATCTAACAGCGTATTTGTCAACATTCAATCTGTTGTAAAAAGCCTAATGGATGCGCCTGATGGAGAAACTAATAGCTCGACAAAAATACAAATATCGATAACCTCCAGCGACAGCACTAATTTAACTTTTACAAAAGACTTCATCCGAGGAGGAAAAAGAGTAAACGACACTAATCAAACTATCCCGTCAAATCAAACACTTAGACTTTCGGAAAAATTACCCGTTTGGTCGGGGTTTCCTGTTTATGATTATTTTTTATCTTCTTCATTCGTTATACAAAAGCAAAATTTATCCGAAGTTTCAAATATTGACTACAGAAGAATAAAGGGGTGCAACAACATTTATTTGAAATTCCTAAATCAAAAAGGAGGCTATTCTTATTGGGTTTTCGAAAGCTATACCGCAAAAGAGCAAGGGCAAAATTTAGGCTACGTCACTGGTTCGAATAACAACATTGTAGATTTAGGTAACGAAAATAAAAGCACCCTAGAGGCTTACTCAAAGATACCGAGAGAGTATCGTGATTATGCGCTAGATTTCGTTTGCAGTCCAGACGTTTATGCTTACCAAAATGGAAGCTGGAAAAAAGGTTTTACAAGCAACAATGCGGTAGAATGGGATAACATCAAAAAGGTTTATTCGGTAAATTTTCAAATAGGCTTGTATCATCGATTTAATCCGTCATTATTATGGTCCAATTAGTAGTGAATGGCATTCAAATTGATTTGCCAAAAAACACAAATATCAAATACACCAAGCAAATTTCTGACATATTTGATTTAGCGCAAGTTTCGGTTTCGCACACAAATTCTTTTGAATTTGAAAAAACACCAACAAATACCCATGCGATGCAGCAGTTGGGTATTTCTGGAGACAATTCCCAAATACCGTATATTAAAAATACCGCACAATTAAAAATCAACGGTTTTGATTTAGTCTCAAAAGGTTGGTTCAACATAAACAGCACAGAAGATACTTATAAAGGAGGTGTTCTCAATGGGATGATTGATTTTTTTAAGGCAATAGAAAATAAAACAATCGGTAAAGATTTAGACTTGTCTAGTTTTAACCATGAAAAGCTACTTACTACGGTAGTATCTTCATTTTCAAATGATTATTACAAATATATAATAGCTGACTACGGAGGAAAAGTTTTATTTGATAACGGAATAAACATCGATTACTTAGCTCCTTCTTTTTCTGTTCGTAAAATATGGGAGCTTATTTTTTCTACGTTTGGATTTAACTGTGATTACACAAACCTATCTTACTTGGAAGGGTTATACATAACTTACCCTAAAGAAATAGCCCAAGGACAAGTTAATGAAGTTGTAGCTACTTTAGGCAAAGGTTATTTTGCGAGCCAATATATAGATCACGCAGGTGGAAATTCTTATTTTTCAAGCATACTTAAGCAATGGTTTACTTCTACAATAGATGAAGGTTATTTGGTTGACAATTGGAAATATGTTGTTCCAGAAACAAATTCCTATAATTTCGACTTAACATCTGAAATGTATGTTGTTTATCGTCGCCCAAACAAAAGCAATAGAAACACAAATCCAAGAGTTGACGTTACTAAGAATGGTGTTGTAATAGGCTCTTTGCTGAGTGATTTTGTGACTAACACTCCTGAAGTGGGAAACGAAAGAACATTGTCATTTAATTTACAGTGCAACGCAGGCGATGTTATAGAAATGGTCGTGTATTGTCCTGATGGGTTAAACATAAATGGAGATTTCTACAGGTCTTATCAATGGAGGCATAACAATACTAGTTTTATTATTTCTAAAACAGATTTGGGAACTACTATTTTGGAAAACGAAATGAAGGACTTTTTAATTAAAGACTTCATTAAAGAGCAACTTTGGCGAACAGGGTTAACTCCTGTATTAAATCAAGAAACAAATACCGTTGAATTTATAACGCTAAATAGTAGGATCGATTTTGAAGAAGCGCAAGATTATTCACATACATTTATAGAAAGGACAAGCGAGATATACACTAATGACTATGCGCAAAAAAATGTTTTTAAGTTAAAAAACAATGTAGACACAGACAATCAAGGAGATGGCTTCTTGTATGTTCCAAATCAAAATATTGATGACGAAAAAGTAATCGCCAGTTCGAAAATATATGCTCCTGACAAAAAGATAGTTACTGATTTTATAAATGGCGTGCAAACAAATCAATACAAAATTTGGGAAGCGGAAGCTAAGGACGATAACGGGACGGTCGTGATAAATTACAAAGGTTTATCTGGAAGATTCTATTTTATTCGTTATTTAGATCAATCAGGAGATTTTAAATTGATTTCAGAAACGCTAAACGACGAAACCACCGTTTCGACTATCCCAGTAGGCATTAACACTAACACGCTATTCGAAGAGGCTATTTACAATAACTATCAAGAATATCAGAAAATATTTAATAATTTTAGAGTTCATAATATTTCAATGGCAATGACCGAGAATGATTTTATTGCACTAGACCTAAATAAGCCTGTTTTTTTTAGACAAGAAAACGCTTACTATATTTGTAATAAAATTACCTTTGCCGAGGGGGAGAAATCAACGTGTGAATTCGTTAAAATACATAAA